AACAGACCTTGGTAATGAATTGAATGTAGCATTTCAACAAGTACAAAAATATGAAAAACCAAGTAATGAAATAAATCTTTGGAATTTTATTAAGTGCTGTGATTACTTTAAGGAAGATTATTCAGCATTAATTAATGCTTGTAAAGCTACTGGTGTGCCTATGTGTAAAGATGAAGAGTATAGGAACGCTGGTATTACTGAAGATCAAGGGCAACCAAAGAAATAGAAAGGAGAAAGTATGGTAGCTATGGATGAACACACTGCTGGAGCTATAGAAGATATGGCAGTAGAACTTTCAAGAATCGCAAATGCGGTAGAAGAAATTTTGCGATTAGTGAAAGAAGATATGAAACCTAAAAAGCCAGTTGGGACGTGTAAGAGAAGCTGGCAAACTCTACAAGAAAAGAAAGGAAAGTAATATGGATCAAAATCAATTCGATCTTGCAATAGATGGTACTGTATCTGAGTTTAAAAAGTTTCACGAAGAGAATCCTCAGATATACAGACTGTTTAAAAAGTTTGTATATACCGCAATAGGTAAAGGTCATAATCATTTATCATCTGAAATGATTATCAATAGGATAAGATGGGAAACGGAAGTAGAAACAAGTGATCCTTGTTATAAGATTAACAATGATTACAAACCATTCTATGCTCGTATGTTTATGGCTGAAAATCCACAGTATCAAAACTTCTTTAATGTAAGAGGTAGCCACGCAGACGAAATAGATTGGAAAGAATATGTTGTACAAGCAAATAATACAGGAGCTTAAATACCATAGACAAAGGTTAGGTATAGGTACTCAAGTTCTTGCACAAAAGATTGGAGTAGCTGACTCATTGGTTACTAAATGGGAAAGCTATTCCAAAATTCCTAACGGTACAAACCTAGTCAACTGGATCAATGCACTAGGATTTAATATTAATTTGTATCAATACAAAAAAGCAATCGATAGAAAATACATTCCAAATCCTAAAGATGTGGAATGGATTAACAATACATATGGAGAGGAGGTTGACATTGAATACGAAACAGCACAGTTCATCGATTATTACACCGCAAATGGAGGCATTAAAGAAGACTGGGATGCTTGTTTCAGAAACTGGATCAGAAGAAGTATCAAGTTCAGAAACATTAGAAGAGAAACTAAAAAGGGTAACTCTATCTACGATCCCGCAAGCATTCAAGAAAGACGCAAACGAATCCTTGATGTTGCGGGTATACGAGATACGATACAAGATGGGAAGAGAGGATTCATTCCCTATAGAAAAAAAGATTGATAAAGATGTACCGAATCTTATCAATCAAATGGCAATTAAAATTACACCTTGTACTAGGCAAGATGTTGCAGTTGCATTAGAAACTATTGCCTCTACCTTTTGTATTAATATTCCTGACAAAGTAGGGTTAGATCAATACTTCCAAATCCTATTAAAATATCCTGCTTTTCTTCTTAAAGATTGCATTAATGATATTATAAAAACTTTCCCGTACCCACGATTACCGATACCGAAAGAATTTGTTGATAGACTTGAACCATCTTATAAATTTCATTTAGGTTGGCTGCGAGAATTAACAAAAACATTTTATAGACTTGAAATCTATAAACAAAAAGCGTATATAAATAGAACAAAGGAGGATTAAACTATGAATACGACTGAAGTAAAAAAGACTCCTAAAGTAGAGCATCTCCGTATCAATAGACATATGGGGATTGGAGGATCAGACGCTACTCGAATTATGAGAGGTGACTGGCATACTCTATGGTTGGAGAAGACAGAAAAGCAAAAACCTGAAGACTTATCAAGAGTCTTACCAGTACAACTTGGTCTTTATACTGAGCCAGTTAATAAACAATGGCTTGAGTATGAGTTAAATAAAAAAGTTACCGATCACCCTGAACTATATGCTAAAAAAGATTTTATGTTTGCTCATTACGATGGTTGGATTGAGGAAGATAATATTCTTGTTGAATGTAAACATACCAATTCTAACAATACACTAGATAACGTAATCAGTACCTATATGCCACAAGTGCAGCATTACTTAATGGTAAGTGAAACACCTTACATTTATTTGTCTGTTATCTTTGGCAATAACCGCTTTGAATATTGCAAGATAGATGAAGATGAAACATACCAAAAGAAACTTTATGAGATTGAAAAATCTTTTTGGAGTTATGTTAAAGACAATAAACCACCCGAACAGTTGGACCAATTAACCGATCAATTACCTAAACTAGCTGGAAGAATTAAAATCAACGATATGATTACTATTGATTTTGATGAAACTAGAGATAACGAGTTTATGTCATTAGCTAAAGAATGGCACGAAACTAAACAACCAGCTATTCAACATAAAGCGATAGGTCAAGTGCTTAAAGCAAAGGTTCCTGACAACTGTCGTAAAGCAACTGGTTCTGGCATTCTAATTAGTAGAAATAAAGCTGGAACTTTATCCATTAAAGAAACCAAAGGAGGTAAACATAATGGCTAAACCACTCGACAAAAGAGTAACAGACATACTCAAGACATTAGGATTCAATTCTAAAGAATGTCTATGGGATTGTCATGGTGCTTGGGTTATGTACCACAGATACATTGAGATCGCTGGTGTTAAGAAAAAAATTAGCATCGATGATCTTTCTGAAATAGAAACTAATTCTGAAAAAGGAATAGTTGTTATTAAATGTAAAGCATCACTTGATAAAATGAAAGTAATTACTTATGGAGAAGCAAGCCCTAAAAATACTAGGAATGCTTATCCATATGCTATGGCTGAGAAGAGGGCAATAGATCGCGCCATCTTAAAGTTAATAGGGTTACACGGATTCATTTATTCTGAAGATGAAATGCCTGAAAGTAATAAACCAATTACTTCTAATACAAAAGTAAAATCAAATGACAATGAAGTCTTAGAGAAATTTCAATCTGAAATTAAAAACTCTAAAACATCTAAGGGATTAAAAGGTTATGGTCAGATGTATAAAGTACATATGGCTAAAGCTAAACAATCCTCACACGCAACTTATTTACATACGAAAACTTTGTATGAAAATAAACTTAAAGAACTAAATGGAGGAAACCATACCAATGTATAATTCAATAACTATTATTGGAAATCTTGGTCGTGATCCTGAAATTAGGGAAACACAAAAGGGTAGCCAGTTTGCTACCCTTAGTGTTGCTACTAACAGGATGGTCCAAGGAGAAAGAGAAACCGATTGGCATAAGGTAGTTGTTTGGGATACCAAAATTACCGAAGTGTTACAAAAGTATACCCATAAGGGCAGCAAGGTTTTGTTGCGAGGAAGATTGACATATAAAAAATGGACAAATAAGGAGGGAGTAGAAGTTACTACAGCAGAAATTCATTTGGATAGATTTGATAGCCAAATGAAATTGATGGATAGTAGAAAGGATGGCGAGAATGAACTAGCTACACAAGAGGGAGCTAGTTTAGGCGAGCAAGATGGAGAGGAGAAACCACCGTTTTAATGACAAAAAACGAATTAAAGGTTTACAATTTTATTAAGGGATTCATGATCGTTAATAAAATTAGTCCCAGCTATTCTGAAATAACTAAAGGATGTAAATTCTCCTCAAGATCACAGTCTTGGGGAGCAGTACAAAGATTAGTTAAGAAAGATTATCTCAAAAATGTTGGAGGTAATGGAGATGCAAGACGCATTATTATTCATAGAGATTATGAGAAAGGAGGTAGAAAAATTGTTAGAAAACCAAAACCAAGTTAGTACAGATGCAAGAGTTGTTGCTGAAAAGATTGTAGAAGCAAAACAAAACAAACCATCTGACTTAGTTAACAGGTTAGCATATTATATTCAGAAAACTTATGATGCTTTTCCTATGGTTAAAAGGGAAGATTACGCTTTGTTATTAAAAGATCACAAAGAGTATATTCCTGATGACTAATAAAAGCAAAAGAAAAGGTTATAAAGCTGAACATAGTTTAGTAAAATACTTTAAACATAAAGGTCTGTCTGCAAGACGGCAGCCGATGAGTGGAGCATTGTCTGATTTTCCACACGATATACAAATCAATAATCCCAGTGTGAATATAGAGGTTAAATCACGCAAGGGCGGTACAGGATTCAAGACTTTGAAGCAATGGAAACAAGGAGCAACAGCATTAGCATTACACGAAGACCACGAATACCTAGGGAAAAATTTAATTTGCGTTGATTTAGATTTTTTTATAGATTTACTTTTAAATCATAACGAGTATAGGTTGCCATATGATTTGGAAATTAAGGAGAAGCTTAAACACAAAGATCGCTAGGTATGTTGCATTCTTTTTATCAATTATTAGTATCTTTGTATTAACTTCTTTTAAATATAATTTGTTTCAAGCTTTAGGATGGTTGCTTGGTGTAATCGCTTGTCTGATGTGGGCGTACTGGGGATGGCAAGATCGTAACCAAGAGGGGTACGGAAGATTCTTAATGGAGATAGTATCAGTTGTACTAGGTATATGGGGTGTGATAAACTGGTATGGTTAAGTCTTATGGATATAAACATCTCACAAAAGTTAGGAAGAAACGCAAAGGCAGACACTCCAAACGAGCCAATCCTAAACATAAAAAAGTCAAGCGTAGATATAGAGGACAAGGACGCTAAAGCAATTAAACAAGAAGCAGATTATATTAATAATCTATTAATGGAATGGAGAACAATATGAACAATTTACCATACGATCAACAATTAGTATTAATGTTTATTTTTATAGTATTATATATAACAATCAAAATGGTATTTGTTTAGGTATCTTTTTCTACTGTAGGTTTTATTGTTTCAGGAACACACCAGTACTTAATGAAAGTACCAGTTGCATTAACATAATCAGGACCAAGGTTTTGAAGTGTTTTAATTGATGAACTACTACCCATAATTGCACAGCTATACCAATCATCAAATACAACCTTATGTTCTAAGGGTGGATTGCAAGTACTCATCGCCCTTGAGCAGATTTGTAAAGTAAGTATAAATTTCAACATCAACTATCATAAGATAGAAACTAAATATGAGAGATTGAGCTGCA